CGACCTTTTCAACTCGGAGATCACTTTCTTTTATGCGGAGACTCTACGGACGAAACAGCAGTTGGAACCCTTTTGAAGGGTCAGCAAATAAAGCTAATCCTAAGTGATCCGCCTTATGGGGTGTCATATACAGCACCCAGCGGCAAGCACGAAAAAATTGCGAACGACCAGATCCAGTCGGAAGAAGAGTACCAGAAATTCACGGAGGCATGGCTAAGCGCCACGAAGCCATATTTAAGTCCAAAGAATGCCTACTACATCTTCAACAGCGACCGAATGCTATTCAGCCTTGAGGATGCACTCCAGGGTCAAGACTTCAAGTTCTCACAACTACTGATTTGGGTAAAGACCGGCGCAGTCATTGGTCGGCTGGATTACTGCCCACAGCACGAACTGATTGCCTACGGATGGCACGGAACGCATCCACCGATACGAGACAAAGACAAAAGCGTGCTCATTGCTCCGAAGCCGAAGAAAAATACTGTACATCCCACGATGAAGCCTGTGAGCCTTCTGCGCCGACTCATTCTCAACAGTACCAACATTGGAGACATCGTCTATGACCCCTTCGGAGGATCGGGATCTTCGTTAGTGGGATGCGAGCAGACGAAGCGGAAGTGCATTACGGTCGAGCTGATGCCGAAATATTGTCAGGCCATTATCGACCGCTTCGAAAAACTCACGGGCATCAAAGCTGTAAAGATAACCAATTCACAATGACAGACACAATTTCACTTAAAACCGAGGAGAGCAAGGCCAGACTAGTTGAGCAGCTCAAGAAAACTCCTATCGTTCAAATCGCCTGTGAAAAAGAAGGCATTGGACGTGCGAGTTACTACCGCTGGCGCAAAGAAGACCAAGAGTTCGCGGACGCTGCAGATGAAGCTATGTGTACAGGTAAAAGCCTCATCAGTGACCTCGCGGAGTCTCAACTCATCAAAGCAATAAGAGATGGCAATATGACCGCCATTATTTATTGGCTCAAAAACCAACACCCGGATTACAAAACACGGGTGGAACTCTCAGGACGGCTTGAAACCATCGGTAAAAAGCTCACCCCTGAGCAAGAAGAAATCATCGAAAAAGCCCTACAGTTTGCCTCCTTAGATCCAGGAGAACTTAATCAATAACAACTTTATATGAACGATTTATCACCACAAACTATTAAATCCTTGGTGAAAAACCAAGATGCACGACGTGCGCTTACCAGAGACAGCCATAAAATATTTTTCTCAGTTTATTTCCCTTCCTACATCACTCACGGCTTTGCACCATTCCATCACGAAATGTTCCAACTGAGCGAGGACGAGACCGTAAGGATGCTAGTCGTGATGTCCTTCCGTGGATCTGGAAAGTCCACGATCCTCAATACTTCACTGGCCATTTGGTCGATACTGGGGAAGCAGCAGAAAAAGTTTGTTCTCATACTTTCAGAAACGCAGGAACAAGCACGGACTCACTTAAAGAACTTAAAAACAGTACTGGAGGAGAACGAACTTCTGAGAGCAGACCTTGGCCCCTTCCAAGAAATCGAAGAACCGTGGAACGCCACCACTCTCATCATCCCAAAATATGGCGCTCGCATTACAGTCGCTTCGTCAGAACAGTCTGTGCGTGGGATGAGAAATAATCAATACCGCCCAGATCTCATTATCGCAGACGATATTGAAAGCACCCCTAGTGTGAAAAACCGTGAGGGCAGAAACAAGATCGATGATTGGTTCACGAGCGAAATTTTGCCAATTGGAGACATTGGGACTCGCATCGTGGTCGTTGGGAACCAACTTCATCGAGATTCACTCTTAATGAGGCTTAAGGCTCGTATTGAAGGAGAAGAAATGGATGGTGTTTATAGGCAGTACCCACTCTTGAATGAGAAAGGTGTGTGCTTGTGGCCGCAGAAGTTTAAAACGGAAAAGGATATTGAAGATTTAAGAAAAACAATAGGACGAGAGGAAGTGTTCCTACGCGAGTACTTACTACAGTTAGTTGATAGAAGAGACCAGGTGATCAAAAAAGAGTGGATAATCCCCTACGATACCATGCCAGAAATACATGGAGACAAAGAAGACCCTGAGTTTTACATAAGACCGGGTGTTAGGGTCTTAACTTGGGATGAAAAACCAAAAAAAGAGCGATTTGAATATCGAGGAACCGTCGTCGGTATAGACCCAGCCATTTCCCAGGCTGACACAGCGGACTTCACCGCAATGGTAGCCTGTCATGTATTCGGTTGCGGAGAAAATATGAGAATTTTTATATTGCCACTCATTGTTAACGAAAGGTTGACCTTGCAAGGGATCCTCGCTAAGGCAAAACGCTTTAAAGAAATGTTCCCAAGAGAAACTGTTCGATTCGTGGTGGAGGACGTAGCTGCACAAAATTATTTGATTCAATTGATGGAAAGTGAAGGCTTATTTGTCACTCCGATGAAAGTTTCAGGGATAAGCAAGCATGATCGTCTGGTTAACAGCACTCTTCATTTCGAAAAAGGCAGAGTTTTATTTCCAGAAAAAGGAGCCGAACAGCTCATTGAGCAAATACTGGATTTCGGCACGGAAAAACACGACGACCTTGCCGATGCCTTAACATCAATGATCGCAGAGGTAAGTCGAGTCTTTCCTTATTCACGAGGAGATGACCTTCATGCCCTTTCGTTAGGAAAGGGAGAGACCATTGTGGGTAATATTATGGAAAAACAGTTCTAAATAAGATCCGAGACATTGACCGCGTAGATCTTTGCAAATTGTTTTATTTCAACAATATCCAGTCTTCTTTCCCGACTTTCAACTTTTGAAACGAAAGATTGGGGCTTACCTAAAAGCTTTGCGACTTCTACTTGCGTAAACCCAGCATCTTTTCTGGCCTTAATAAGGCGTTCGATGATTTCCCGATACTCTTTTGAGGCTATTGTGCTCATAAAGAATATCCTATTTTAGGATTGATAATAACCCAAAATCGGATAATATGCCTGTAGCTTAACCTTATAACCCAAGAAAAGTATGGCTACCGAACACACTCAGAACCAAAGTTGGTTCAAACGTCACAAGATCCTAACAGGAATTGGTGGGATTTTCTTATTCTTTGTCCTTGTTTCAGCTTTAGGGAGTCCCAAGGAGGGCCAAGGAACCGGAACGACTGCCACTGAAACAGAAACTGTAATCCCCAAGGAAGAAGTAATGTCCGTAACGGCCTCCCAACTGTACCCTTGACTACAAGGGTAATCAAGTAGCAGCCTTGTCCAAAACTAAATGATACCTGAAATGGGGATGCAATCTAACGGGAAATGATACCCGAAATTGCAAGATGGGAGTGAAGATGTCATGGGGTAACCATGAATATCCTCATGAACATCAATCACATTCGGTCTCTGGAGCAAGTTGAAGATTTTCTTCAAAAAATGGAGGAAGTGGAACTGGAGACAAGTTCAAAGAAGGAGGTTTATGAGTGGATGCAAAAACTTCTGTTCACTCTGCGCTACCAAACCCTGAAAAAGAAAGAGAAAGGACTGGTGAAGGATTTTTTGAAGAAAATCACAGGCTATTCAGCCGTTCAACTCAAGCGGCTCTTAAAGAAGCAAAAACATGGCAAGCTCAAGTGGGCCAAATGGCAAAAAGGGACTTTTTCGGCAATATACAATGAAGAAGATATTGCCCTGCTCCATAAGGTAGACAGCGCCCACTCTCTTGCAGGCCCAGCCACTAAAAAGATCATTCAGCGTGAGTACGAGATTTTTGGTCACGAAGAATATCGTAAACTGGCAAATATTTCAGTCTCCCACATCTACAATCTTCGCCACAGACCCAGTTACGAAAGGCAGGGCAGTTTCTTTGAAAAAACTCGCCCCAGTGCCTGCGCCATTGGTACTCGCATGAAACCAGTTCCAAATGGTATCCCTGGCTTTCTCCGAGTAGATACCGTTCACCAAGGAGATAAGGATGGGAAGAAAGGAATTTATCACGTTAACGTCGTGGACGAAGTCACTCAGTGGGAACTGGTTTTCTCTACGGAAAATATTTGTGAGCAAAACATGGAAGAAGTCCTTGGGAAAATCGCAACCGCCTGTCCGTTTAAGATTATGAATTTTCACTCAGACAACGGATCTGAATACATCAATAAAATAGTGGCCAAACTCCTTGAAAAACTTCTCATTCGCCAAACCAAATCCCGCGCCAGAAGAAGCAGTGATAACGCTCTTGTGGAGGGAAAGAATGGGGCGGTGGTTCGTAAGTTCTTCGGCTACTTCCATATCCCTGCAACGAAGAAGAACGCAATGAAACTGAACTGGTTTAACGAGCAGTGGCTCAATCCTTACTTAAACTTCCACCGCCCCTCTGCTTTCGCCACGGTAATCACGGACAAACGAGGGAAGGAGAAGAAAAAATATGAGCAATACATGACTCCCTATGAGAAACTCAAATCTCTCCCGGGAGCGGCTGAGTTTCTTAAAGACGGTGCTCCCTTCCAAACTCTGGATCTTATTGCCGGAAAACAGAGTGATACAGAATTTGCTTTGGAAATGCAGAAGCAAAAAGCTATCATCTTTAAGCAACTGGACTTATGACTTCTTCCTAGTCCCACCCATCCCCATTTCAGGTATCATTTCCCGTTTGGAAAATACTGTAGCCGCCGATGAAAAGTATAAAGGCAAAACGATCGAAGTGAGTGGGACAATCAGCTCAATCGGAAAGGACATATTGGATACGATGTATGTTTCCCTCAAAACAGGCGATATCATCGGATCCGTTCAATGTATGCTGGAAGACTCCGAGCTTGAAAAGGCTGCCAGCCTTACTCAAGGGCAACAAATTACCTTAACAGGTGAAAAGCCAGATTATTTGATGAATGTGATTTTGAGGAACTGTAAAATCCAATAGTTAAAGTGACTTAAAAGTCGTTCATAAAAAGTGTAGCAATTCACCAGGTTTATTCCTGATTGCCAAAAGGGATGCTTTTTTCGCCATTTTCTGGTAAAATTAATAGATGGCAGAAAAAGACGACCAACTAGACGAAACAAAAGACCTACCAGAGGCTGATCTTCAGCTGATAGAAATGACTCTTGCGGGTAATCAAATCGTGCTTGTAGATACTGGACCAAAAGTCCATGTCAGCAAAGATGGAGAAGTCTTTAAAGTTGAGGTCAATCGACAAAAATTC